CGCTGGTTCAGGTCGACGGCCGTGATCTGGTGGAACGTCGGCGTGCCGGATTCCGGGTCATAGGCGGGGCCGGTGGAGGCGCCAGCCTTGCGCAGGACGGCGGGGGCGCCGAAGTTGCGGATCAGTCGTTCGGCAGTTGCGCGAGCCATGGCGTAATCGAAGGCCATCAGTGCATTACCGCGCCGTCAAAGTCCGCCATAGGCGTGGCGAACCATCCCGTTTCGTCGCTGCCGCAGACAAACATGACCGCTTCCTCTAGAAGGCAATCGTCGCCGTCTGCGTCAAAGAAATCCGTGATCGGCACCCTCGCGCCATCTGCCAAAACGGCGACGCGCTGGCCGAAGTTACATGCCACGATGCTCACGCCCGCACCACCATCCGCATCCCGCCTCGGCTATTCCTACCGAGCAACGGAGCCAGAAGCCCGTCGACGATGGTCAGCACCGGGCTCACGGACGAAGCGCCCGAGGAACCGCGATACTCGACCTCCAGCGGCCCGACCTTCTCTCGCACGACGGCCTCGCTGGCGACATAGTCAGGCGACAGGCTGCCCGGCGTCAGAGCCTCGCGCAGGGCCGCCTCAGCGGTCGCACGGACGATCTCCACGGGGATTGCGTCGGATGGCACCACGTACCCGTCAGTATCCGTTGCGCCCGTCCTTGGCCACGCCAGCGCCTGCACGCGAGGATAAACTGGCAGCCCCCCGAGACGGGAACCATAGGTCGCGTCGATCCATGTCGTCGCCCGACGCAGCGCCGCTTCCTTTGCGGCCTCCGTCAAGGCCGCCCAGTCCGCATTGCCGCGCCCATCGTGCCATGCGTCGGCCTGCGCAAGGCTTGCGTAGCTGTCCGCGTTGGCGTCTCCGGGGGTGACGACGATGACCATGTCAGGCCATCGCCTTCACGTTGATCTTGGAGCCGGCCAGCCCCGCGACGGGGACGATCATGCCGACCGGCAAGGGGAAACCGGCCGATGTGACTGCCGTCGACGCAGCCGCAGCCGCGTCAGGCGTCACGCCGAAAGCCCCGAGGACAGTCGTCGTCTCAGTCGAGCAGAGGACAGCGATTTCGCCATCCTCCAGAGCCGCCGTCGTGGTTCCGTTGAGCGCCAGGGTTTCCCGAACGCGACAAGCCCCGATCCCAACCGCATGGACGGAGCCAAGGCCGCCGGGCCTGATGAACGACACGATGACGGCCATCAGGTGGACCTCGCTTTTGGCGGCCTGCCCCGGCGGACCGGAGCGGGCTCTGGAGTGAGCACGGGCGATTCCTCGCCCGGCTCGACATAGACTTCATGCACGGCGGGATCGAAGCGGCTGGCGTCGATCCAGTGCCAGCCGCGGGGGCCGTCTCGCTTGACCTTGACCAGATCGCCCATGATCGATCAGCCGAGCAGCGTTGCGATGTGCGCGTCCTTGATCGCCTTCGCGCCCCAGGCCAGCCGCACGTGGTAGACGAGCTGCATGAACTGGCGATAGACGGCGATCTCGAAGGTGATGCCGCTGACCGGGTCCGTGACCATCATCACGTCATCAGCCATGTCCATCGCACGACCATCCGGCCCGATGGGCATCTGCGGCGCGCGGGTGATGAGCTGCACCGCCGACTTGGAGAAGCCGAGGTTCGGGGTGTAGCTGCCGCCGATGGTCAGCTCGACCGCATCCGCGACGGCAGCGCGCAGGCCGGGCGAATTGAGGGTGATCGTCGCGCCCGTCTCCGTCGTACCAGTCCCGACGACGTACTTGTTCGTGTCGCCCGCGAGCGTCACCACGTCGCCGGCCTTGATGCCGGTGCTGTTCACGGTGCCGCCATCGAGGACGACAGCAGTCGAGCCGACCGCGTAACCCGCGCCGTTGTTCACGTCATACCCGACGCCGGCGCCCGCCACGTGAGTCGAGACAGCGCCCGAGTTGTGGACGTCGAAGCCTTCCAGACGGCCCAGGATACCCTCACGCAGGAGCGCATCGGTGCCCGCCTCGTTCGCCTTGAACAGGACGGACTGCTTGCCGCGCAGGTTCGCCATAGCCGAGGAGCCGGCGACGAACTGGCGATCACCGATCGGCGCGCCGTTGTCGTCGAGGATCTTGGCGAGCTGCGCGATGTCCGACAGATCGCCAGCGGTGCCAAAGGGGGCGGTGCCGGCGGTGCCATAGGCGCGCGACGAGTTGAGGTAGGCGGTGGTGAACAGGTCCGTCTCCACCAGGTTCACCAGCGTGCGAAAGCCCTGCACGAACTGGTTGCGAAGGATGCCCTGATAGGAACCGGCGTTCAGAAGGCCGCGCTGCTCCTCGCCGTTCCAGCGGATCGGAACGTGCTTGGACTTGTCGATGGTCATCGACACGTTGTCGATGGTCTGGTCGCCCGTGTTCGGCGCCGAGACAGCCGGGGTGTTGTCGGCCGCAGTGGATGCGGGAACGACGGGGACCAGGATCGACTGGTTCAGCGCCGCACGCTCGGCCGAGCTGTTGCGGGTGACTGCGGGGATGAACCCGACCATCTCGCGCGAAACCACGTCGAGGGCTTCGTAGATGGTGGGGATGAGGGAAGTCAGCGTGTTTGCCACAGTAGGGCCTCTTTGCGATGGGGTTCAGGGATTGAGGGCGCGGAAAGCGCAGTGATCGGGCTATCCGGCCCATCCGCCGCGACCCCATCCGAGGCGCGGCAAGTTCGGTCAGTCCGTGACGGTCATGCCGTCCTTGATGGCGGTGGCCCGAGCGACCGGGTCGAGCGATTCAAATGCGGCGCGAGCGATGGTCTTCCCACCGCCCGCGCCGTTGCCACGAGAGCCGCCGCCGCCGTTGTTGTTGCCCTTCAGGATGTGGTCCTTGTAGGGGTAGGCCTCGACGAGGACTTCGACCGCCTCGTCAAAGTCAGCCACGTCGCCAGGGCGAGAGCGGCTGAAAATCTTGTTGCCGGCGCTGTCGTAGGCGATCAGCTTCCCGTCTTCGACCTTGAACGCCTGCCCGAAACGGGCCTGCATCATGTCGGCAGGGATCGACGCCTTCTCGGCGATGAACTTCGATCCGGTGAAGGCGCCGCCGATCTTTTCGCCATGGTACCGGCTGGTCAGGGCGTCATAGTCGCCGCGCAGCTTGGACAGTTCCTCGCCGTGAGCCCTGGCCTGAGCGGCGACCTGCTCCTCAGCGGCGCGCTTGGCGGCGGCCTTGATCTCTTCGACCTTGCCGGCCGCGATCAGTTCGCCGTCCTTGATGTTCTTCGCCAGTTCCAGCGCCTTGCGGGCCGCCTCGCCGTCCTCGATGCCGTCGAACGCCTTCAGCTTGGCCTCGGCGGCTTCCTTGGCCTCGCGGTGGCCCTTCGCCTCGGCATTCAGCCGCGAAATAGTCGCGACCGTGGCGGGGACGTCGACTGGCGTCTCGCGCCCGTCGTCTGACACATAGATCGGGCGATCTTCCGACAGTTCCGCGTAGGTCTTGCCGTCTATGGTGACCGTTTTCAGCTTCATGGTGGTCCTTCTGCGCTATCCTGCGCGGGCTATGGGGCATCCGCCCCGGGGCGACCTTGGCTGTCCTGCCGCTGGTCTGGGAGAGCCGCCGACGTATCGGCGGGGGCTTCGTCGTCCATCCCTTCGTCCAAGGCCTTCTGAGCCTCTTCCTCGGGGTCGACGTCGTCCGAAAGCACGGCACGGCGCTTCATCTCGCGAATCCACGTTTCGCGGCTGATGATCCGCTCCTTGACGGCTTCGGTCAGTATGGCGCCATCAGCCGCACTGCCGAGCGACACGCCAAAGTCGGTGTTGACGGTCAGCGAGCCGCCGCCAGTATCGCGCGGCAGGCCCTCATACATCGCCATGAAGCCCAGCATCTGCTCAAGCGCGTCCTGAAGCGCCATGGCCATCATCGCCAGCGGCGTATTCATGCGCGCGTGGTCGATGCTCGCGCCGGTCGCAGTCTCGCTTGTCGGGCGCGGGACAAGAAGCTCCAGCCCTAGCGTCTGCATCTGGAATTCCAGATCCTTCAGGTCGGTCCGACCGGCCTCGATAGCCGCGCCGGTATGCTCGACATAGACCAGCTTGCCGTTGGGGTCTTCCGTGGTCAGCATGCGGAACGCCCCGATCTCCGTAGGGGCGTCATCCTTGGCAAACCCTGAGCCGAACAGGAACGGCACACGCGCCACGTGCAGAATATTGCGCTGATCGGACTGAGACTGCCAGTGCGCAAGGTTGGCCTCGGCGAGCGTCGCAAGAGGGGGCTTGCCTCGCATGAAGCCATCTCGGTTGACATAGACCGGACAAACGGCGATCTCGCCGATCGTTACCGGACCGTCATCATGCAAAAGCCAATCGCCAGCAGCGCTTTTACGGTAGATCGACCATGTGGCGCTGCCTCCTTCGCGGGAGAACACGCGCACTTGCTCGGTCTGGACCTCGCCGAAATCCCCGTCGTTTTCCGTCACCGTCTCGCGGAACCGAAACTGCGTCAGGCGCTCAACCCCGCCGATAGTCTCAGAGCGCCACCCCAGCACCTGCGACGCCTTGACGTGAACAGCCCAAGGCCGCCGTTGCATCTCGCGCACCTGAGCCCGGTTGAGGGTGGCAGGCCGTCCATCCTCCCCAAGGACAGGCTTATCCATGTCGACCAGGATATAGCTGATCCCAGCGTGGACAGCGTCCCGAAACACTTCATGCCCGAAGACGTCTAGGTTGCATCCCGCGAGGTCGACGTTCTCCATCGCGACGGCGATCTGCTCGGGCACGTCATCCGATATGCCGATGGGTCGGGCGAAGACCTTATCCGCCATGTCGCCAACGGCCTTGGAATAGCCGGGGAACAGGAACGACCGATTCAGCCGAACCTCGTAAGCCGCAATGCTTTCGGCTGGCTCCTTCGGCAGGTAGACATCGCGCCGCTTGCGCATCTCCGTCGTGCCGCCCATCAGCGCGTCAGGAAGCGCCCGGCCGGCGGCCATCGCCGTGACGGCGGCAGTGGGGGTTTCGACGCCCATCAAAACAGCAGCTCGCGGGAGCGGACAACGCCGCGGTCCGACTGAAGCGCCATGAACGCCCGCGTCGCCGCGTCCGTCTGGTCCTTGTACCGGCTGCCGGGGAAGACGCAGATTTCATCCATGAAGGGCTCGATCCATGCGTCTTTGGCGGTGTCGCCGGTTATCAGGATGTCTTCGTTGCCAGCCTCGGCCTTCGCAGACAGGGGCTCGGCCCGCGTCTCTTTGTCCCCGCTCTCGGGTGACGCCTTGACGGAGAAGCCGGCGAGCTGCTTGACGAGGTACTGAGCTTGCGCCTTGCCGGCTTGGCCTGGGTCCTGCGGGAGGGAGATCTTGCAAGCTTGCCCATCTGATACGGCCGTCGCGAGCATCAGCCGCTCCACGCCGCCGGCGCTCAAGCGGTCCCGCGCCACATTGCCGATGATGAACCGGCCCTCAGGCGTTCGGCCGAGCTTGGCCCCAGCCGTGAAGGCTGAATCCTTGTCCGTCGAAGCCGCGAGGTCCCAGCCCCGCACCCACTTTGTCCCGACAGGCTCGGCCCGGACCGCTCCGAACCACTGCCGCTTGAACATGCCGCCCTCACGAGGGGCGGGGCGTTGCTGGAACTGGCCGGCGACGGCGTAGGAACCCATCACCTTCTTGATCTTCTCGACCTGCTCAGGGCCGAACCGTTCCGGGAACAGCAACTCGCCCGGCTTCGTCCTCGGGTCCGTAAACCCGATGCTGGTCGAGCACCTGCGATCCGGCTCGAATTCCATCGGCAGGCACAGATGCGTGTAGCCCATGTCCTTCGCCAGGATGATCCCCGACGTGTCGCGCTCATGCAGCCGCTGCATGATGACGATCTTGGCCGATTTGTCGTTGTTGACGCGGGTCGGCAGCGCCTCGCAGAACGTCGTCTCCGCAGCGAGGCGCTTGGCGTCCGAATTCGCGTCGTCGGCAGACAGCGGGTCGTCGATCAGCAGCCTGTCGCCGCGCGAGCCGGTCATGGACGTGAAGGCCATGGCTTCACGAAAGCCGGTCCTGTCGTTCTCGAATTTCGTCTTGGCGTTCTGGTCGCTGGTGAGCGCGATAGGCCAGAGCCGCTGATACCATGCGCTCTCGACGAGCCGCCGGCACTTCATGTTGTCGCGGACTGCAAGGTCCTGCTTGTGCGCCGTGCCAAGGTAGCGCAGCTCGGGCCGGGCTACCGGACCCCACTCCCAGGCCGGCAGCATCACCCCGACCAGGAGCGACTTCATGCACCCCGGCGGGACGTTGATCAGCAGCTCCAGAATTTCCCCGGAGTTGACCGCCTCCAGATGGTCGCACACCGCGTCCAGCGCCCAGCCCCACTTGAGCGGGGTCGCAGGCTCTACGACACCCCACGCGCGTTGCGTGAAGCCCGCCAGCGACCGGGCGCAGAACTCGCGCTCGACGGCCAGCCAATCCTCATTCGTCAGGGCCAGCATTGCGCGCTGCCAGAAACTCGGCGAGGGCCTGCGTCGAGAGCTTGGACGCATCGATGGTCGTTGACGGCAGCGGCTCCCCGTTCGGGCCAGAATGCTCGACCCGCTAGCCCGAAGAGCTTCACCTTGCCCGTGACGGCGGAAACTGCGGCCGCCGGCATACCCAACTTGATCGCTGTGGCCCTGGCCTCTTCGTATTCCTCGGCGGCCTTGTGAACCGTGTATCCGGCAAGCCGAAGCGCCTGCTCTTTCAGAGCTGCGATCCTAGGGCCAATCCGAGGGTGATCGAGAAGCTGCAGCGCCTCGACGTAAATCCATGAATCCTTGGCGTCGGGGGCCACGTCGTAGGCCCGGCGGTAGGCCTCGGCGGCGTTCCCGGTCTCGACGTAGGCCAGCGCGAAGGCTTCTTGTTTCGTCGTCAGGGGACGGTCGTCAGCCACCGCTCACCACCCCCGGATACACGAACGCCGGGCTGTCCAGCGGCTCCCCTGCCTTGATGCGCTCGACATCGCACATGGCATGGCCGACGCTGTGGGCCGTCTCGGCGCTGGGGTATTCGCCGATCTGTGTGCTGCCTACGCCATCCTCGTAGCGGGTGACGATGTACCGGGTGACGGGGCGGACGCGGTATTCAACAGGCATGTCAGCACACCGCCCCATGACGCCGAAGCACGTCATGCATCGCAGGGCTGACGATCGCCGCACAAGACCCGTCTCCGCTGCCGCTCGTATCCATGACTATGGCCGATCCGTCATCGAAAAGCGGCTTCATGTCACGGGCCAGAGCCGTCTTGCGATCCTCAGACCAGCCGTCAACCGCCTTGGCCATGACTTCGAGGAAGGCGGTGACGTCGTCGTAGAGGCCACCTTCGTTCGAATACTTCGCGTAGTTGCGGGCCTGGCTCAGCCATTCCAGCGTGGTGGGTTTGCGCGACCTGGCTGCTTCTGTGAGATGCTTCTGGCGGATGGGCGCGCCCTCGCCGGAATCGAGGCTTTCCTCGATGGCGAAGTCGCAGGCTTCCTCGATCAGGCCGACAAGGTCGGCGCCGGAGAAACCGGAGGTTGCCTGCGCGATGGGCTCGAGATTCGCATTGTCCTGCGGGCGGCCCTCCATCGCCATTTTGAGGATGGACTCGCGGGCTTCGCGATCCGGCGGCGGCACGAACAGCTGGTCACGATGGGTGTAGGCGTCGCCGCGGCGGAGCGCCTCAAGACCGAGTTAACGAACATCCTCGCCGGCGAGCCGCCGTACGACCTCTTCGTCCGCTGGAAGCCGCTCGCCGAGCAGCCGATCGGCTGGGAGCCGGACATCAACGACGGAGTGCGGATCAACATCCGCCCCTTCATGACTGCAAAGCCCCTCGGGGCGCGCGCGAAGGGCGCGTGCATCCTGCGAGTGACGCCGAGGATCAAGTGGGACAAGGACCGCGGCAAGGAGCCACAGCGTGCGCGCGAGGACTTCCCGTGGTTCTGGGGCTGGGACGGCGAGCGGATCGACTTCGCCGGATTGGGCGAGAAGCCTGACGGTGCCCGCTGGAACGGCTGCCACTACACGAACGCCTTCAAGCGGAAGGCCCGGGAAAGGCACGCAGCCCGATGAGCACCATCGCCGAATCGCTGACCGACGCCCTGCGCCATGCGGCCCACGCCTTCGCCTCAGGTGATCAGGTAGCCCCCTGCGCGGTGCTGTGGCCAGACCCGCAGAAGCTGTGGGAACCGATCGTGCCCGAGCTTCAGGCGAGCGTGCCGGAGCTATACGTGTTCGGCAAGTATGACGCCGCCAGACGCACCGGGCCGGCCCTGTGGCTGCGCTGCATCGAAGCACGAATGGTCGATGACTCCCCGCCGGCCGGCAAGGTACCGATCTTTTATTTGCCTGGCGTGAGCCGGCAGATGCTGCGTGCGGCGGAAGATTGCACGATGGAACTGGCCCCGCTGGTGGAGCTGCAATATCGGGGTGTGCTGTGGACCCAGCCGAACGGACGGGAATGGACGCCGCACGGTTATTTGACATCGACCACCGGCGGCCTGGGGCTGAACGTGTTGACCGACCAGCCCACGCGCGACGCCCTGTCAGGTGCACTGGGAGTTCTGACGAAAGAGCCGCTGAACCGGCTGCAGGGCAAACAGATTGACGCGGAGTTCCTGAACGGCTTGCTGGCGCCGGACGCGGTGGGGCTGATCTTGCGGTGGTTCGACGATCCTGAAGCTTTCCGGCAGGGCAAAACGACGGCTGAGTGGAAGGCGTTCGCCCAGAACTGCAAGAAGAGCTTCAAACTGGATCCGGCCAAGGATGGACCATTGAAGGCCGCGAAGCTGCTGGCTGAGTGGTCGGGAAACTGGAGCGGCGTCTGGAAGCGTTTCGCCGAAGCACCGATGAACCACCCCGGCGTGGTGGAATGGCTCAAGAAGGCGAGCCCGAAGAAGCCGGGAATGCTCGATTCGGCCGAAGCCTGGCCGCTGCTGAACGAGACGCAGGAGAAGGAGCTGAAGCAAGCCCTGGAAGACCTGGCGGACAAGGCCCAGAACGAAGTGATCAAGGGGCTGAAGGCACTGGAGGAGAAGCACGGAGTGCGCCGAAGCTACGCGTGGGCCAGGCTGGACATGAGCCCGCTGGCGAAGGCGCTGGAGCCCCTGGCGAAGCTGGCCGAACGCTGCGCCGTCGTTCCCGGTGCGCCATCGGCGGAGGCTTTCGCCGCGCATTATGCCGAAACGGCCTGGGAGACCGACGCCGCCGCGA